TCTAGGTTCATGTTATTATCGGTAGTGCTGCCACCATCTGTTGTTTTCTGAAGATCAGTAGTAATGTCTATAACATTATTAGAATCAGTTAAACCTATTCCAACAGAACTATCAGACGAATGTAGTTTTCTAAAAACTGCTTTATCTTCGGCGACTGGCCCTGTACCGTCTACATATACACCTTGACCAGCAGAACCAGTATTGTCAAAATCAACTGCTTGCCCGCTAAATCTTATGACACCAGTGTCTTGAGTAACATAAACTTTAGTTGGAGGAAGAGACTCTGTACGCTTCGCCCCAGTGAGACTTCTAAATAGAAATGGACTGTCAGTACCTTCTAGATAAACATCCGCCGCATCTCCTACGTTAGCGCAACTACCTACTCCTCCACCTCCTCCACCACCAGCAGCGCCAGACGAATCTATAATTATAAAATTACCACCAGATGCATTGTCAATATCATATCTAACTTGTATCCCTGAACCTCCAGAAATACCTCTAAATCTTATCGGCAGAGAGGGATCTGCATATCCAGACTCAACAATTAAGTGTACTTGACCGCCTGTCCCATTTTCAGCAGCGCCTGTTGGTCCAAGTTGTTTTAATTGAGTTTTATCAACATAAATATTATCTCTTACTGTATAGTTAACAAGATTGCCGTTCCTTACGCTACATACAGGATAAATTAATTGAAAATCACCTTCAGAGTCTTCAGTCTTATAGTCAAATACAGGGTGTGTAAAATTCCCTGTATTCTCTCCTTCTTGGGAAGGCTCTCCCGTAAGGAATTCAGTGCCTATGATTTTATAATTTTGCTTATCTAATGTTACTTTTACCTGAAATTCAATGTCTTCATCTTCAGGTATAACGAATTCATTCCCCATCCCTGAAATCAATCCAGAGGCACGACTATCGGCAGGAGAGTTTGTAACTACATAAGCTTGAGAAAAAGAATAAACGTAGTTTGAAATACTGCCATCTACAGCGTAATTAGTTCTTACAGAACTTTTGAACGGGGTTATATCCCTGATATTAAAGTCTCTGTATACAGAGTCAGAAAAATCTACGAATCCATCTTCAAAAATATCAGCCATTAACTATCTTCATTTTTTGTAGAAGATAATTCATTGTCTAGCTCACACTTTTGATTTATAGAGCAAATTTCACCTTCTCTGTTTATATAAAATAATCTCTCAAACCATTTAAATTTAATAAAATTAACAGGTTTGATCTCTTTTTCTATATCTTCTCCAGAGAAAGGCGAGTAAAAATACTTAGTGCCACCTATTTTTAGCGATCCATCTGGAAAAAGATATTGTTTTTCTGCAAAATAGCAATCTTTGAGGGTTGTATTCTGCCAATGTTCAATATATGCAAAATCATTATCAAAGTCGTGCCGCTTTGTTTCAAACTTTATGGTCTTTTTTACGATGGTTTTCACTTTAATAATGATATAAAATAATTACACCTATTTCAATTTTTATTCGAAAAATGAAAGTATGTTACATAAATGACACGTACTTTTTTTTACCAAACTTGCATATAGATGTAAGTAGTGTAAAATGACCATAGACGAAGATTACCCAAGAAGCAGAGTGACTGAAAGACCTAGGACAAAAAAAGAAGCGAAGGACTTTAACAATATAAAGCCCCCTTGGGATGATATACCGATAAAAATCCTAATAGTTATAATTCTAGGACTAATTTATGTTGCGTTTAGGTAATTAAAATTAATTTTTAATCAGATTCCTCTGAACCTTTTGCTCTTTCCATCTGCTCTGCTGTAGGAGCGCCTTTGTCTCCTTTTTTTCTCATCTTTTCTCCAGAACCTCTCTTAATACGCTCTTTTTTCTTTCTGATATTCTCCCAAAGACTACTATCGGACTTTTCTTTCTCTTTTAAAATCTCATTATGACGCTTCATAAACGCCTCATGATTTGGACCAGCCATGTATAAAGTCTTACCATCATCAGTTTTATGTGTGTGGATACCTTTCAACCCCATCTTCTCTGCATCTTTTTCAGCCTCTTCCTTAGTTTTAAAATAATGCTTCATAACATCAGGAGCGCCATAAGACTTTTTCTTCTTGTCGTGATGTGATGCTTTACTTTCTTTTTCTTTTTGTTTTTTTAAAATTGCCTTTTGAAGCCAACTAGGTAAACTTTTTTGTTTTTCAGTTAGCTTGCCCTCGTTCTCTTCCATAAGCATGGCTCTATCTTTCTTGTACTGAACTGCACAAGTAGACATTGTTTTGTCCATATCCATATCTTTTGTGTCAATAAGCTCACCATCAGTCATCATGCAGTGACTCATATAAGATTTAAATACAGTCTTTTCTTTATCCTCCATATCCATGCCATAGACTTTTTTATCTTTGTAAGCAGCTTTAGCTATATCTTGATCGGCTTTTCTGTATGATTCTTTTACCTTTCCACCTCTCATCATTTTAAGAAATGTATTTACTCTAGCCATAGCCCAACCGTGCCTACTCATATTTGGCCTATGAGATGTACTAAAAGCTCCAGCACCACGCCTGTAAACACGCTTCAACTGGCCTAAAGTCCCCTTCTTTGAATATTTGGCATTGTGTGCCTTTACTTTTTCTTTTAGGGCATTAGTTGTCTTTTCACTAAATGTAATTTTGCCTCCACCTTTTTTAGCACTACCCTTTGGATTTCTTTTAGAACCCTTTTTCCTTTCACTTGGTTCTGCTGGTGTCTGCGCTCCACTTTTAGGACCACGACGTTTTGCTGCTTCTGATTCCTCTGTTATTTCATCAACATAAGCTAATGATGGACAAGCAGACAAAAGCTCGTCATGGTCAAATAGTGTTTCTCCATCCCACTCATACTCTTCTGATCCCTTGGTTATATTAGTGACACTCCTAGCACTCCACATTTTACATGACCAATATCTAGGGGTTGTTTTATCTTTAGCTGTATCGCAACTATGTCTATCTCTAAATGCTTTTCTTCTTTTAGGATCGTCTCTTTTGATCTCCATGTTTGGGTCTCCAAAATTCACCTTAACAACGTTTCCTTTTTGGTTTTTTACATAGACGGAGAACTTCTTTGGACCTTTAGGAGTTCTAAACGGTTTGTTTAAAGTTTTATTTTCGTTTGCAGCCTCAGAAAAGAAAAGTTTTTTATCTTCTCCTTCTCCAGTAACAACAGATGCTTTGGATTCAGAGTCGCTGAAAATATTCATACAAACAGCAACTCTCTGTTTATTGTCTTTAAATTCTTCTTTTTCTGTTAAACTTGTAACACAACGACTCATAAAGTCGCTCTTTTTCTCGTTGTTATTAGGTACTGGAAGCGGCATAATATATATGTATTTTATTGCTTTTACACTACAAAAGCTCCATTGGGGAACGATGTTCCTGATAAGGTAAAAACCAATGCTCGCATGTATTTAAAACATCAAACAAGGTTACAACAGTCATTAAATCTTTTCTATCTTTTCTAGTATAACCTTTATATAAAGCATCATTTACTCTAGAAACTTCATCAGTCCAATCGCACTTATTTTCCACCAACTCTCTTAAATGAGTATTTCGAACACAAAGGAAAAATGCTCCGAAATCAAAAGCTATCCACTCAGGTTTTAGCTCATGATTGCACCAGCCCATTTTACCTTGAACATTTTTTATCTCTAGTATAATTTTACCCTCTTTTTGCGTCTTTTTTAAACCTTTGACATCAAAAGTCTGATCATCTACAACAAAGTCCGTGTGATTACCAATATCATCAGCTTTTGAAGTTTTCTTTATATCCTTATTTAATGCTCTGCAAGAATCATAAAATCTTTGCTGGCCCTCTGTTCCCGCTTTAAAAGACTGAGTTATGTGACCTGCTGAAGATAAACTTTTAGCTTTATTGGATATCATAATGTAATTGTTTCTGTTTCACCTGTTGTTGTATCAGTCATAAAAAAATCTTTTACGTTATAAGCTTTATCGTCAATCCAATAATCATATGGCGGCTTACCCATCATTAATTTTGTTCTTTTAACGCCCCACTGATCAAGTTGTTTTTTTGTTAAGGTAGTATGATCTTTGCCACTATTACCCCCTCTAGCAGTCCAGTAAACTATCTCGTGACCAGCATCAAACAATTGATTAAAAAAATGTATCCTATCTTTTATCGGCCTTGCTTGGTCGTAAGGAGTATCTGGGCTATCATGTGTACAAATTGTTCCGTCAATATCTACAATGTATTTCATTTTATTTTTTTAATAATATCGCTAGTGCTTATGTTTTCTGTAAATGGTATAACTTTTAATGTAGCATTACCTTTTGCTTTTAGCTCTGATTTTTTTAAAGAATTTTCATTATAATCGCCACCCTTACACCAGAAGTCTGGCTGAAGTTCTTTTAGTTGTTTAGCTACAGTTTTAGTATTAAAAATAAAAACATAATCAACCGCCTCATGACAAGCTACTGTATAAGCTCTTTGTTTTGCTGGTATTATTGGTCTATTTTGACCTTTTATAGATTTAACGCTCGCATCTCCATTTACACCAACGACCAATTTTGAATTTAAGCTACAGGCATTTTTCATAGTATTTAATAAACTAGCATGCCCAGCGTGAAATAAATCAAAACAACCATTAGTAAATATAAAAAATTTTTTTATGCCGCACGATTCAAGCTCTCTTGCAAAAAGTCTTTCTTGTTTGATTTGTTCAAATGATATTATTTTTCTATGTTTCATATTGTAGCAACACCTTTCTTTTTAATAACTCTTTGGCAGCACGATTGAGCATATATGATTGAGCATTCAACATCTTTAGTCGCTGTATAGGAATAAGCAAACGCAGCTAAAAATGTATCCCCTGCCCCTGAGACATCTCTAACTTCTGAAGGATTGTTAAGTTTATAATCTTGACCATTGTACCAACAGCCCTTTGCCCCCTTTGTGATTATTAAGTTTTCTCCTTGATGAGTCCATCCGTTCTCTTTATATTCTTTGTCGTTTATCTTAATAAAAGTAAACAAATTAGCCCATTCTTGATTGTATTTTTTCTTGGTATCTAGAAAACTTAATTTACTTCTACTCGCAATCTCTCTTAAGTTAGAGTCTGTTAAGTAGCCTTTGTTATAATCTGAAACAATAACAGCATTATATATTTCTATATTTTCTGGCAATTTATCGCAAGCTTCATATTGATCTGTATCAACCCTCAAAAACATTTGATTTGATTCTAAATCGATATATCTAGTCTTAGCGCCAATGCAGTAATTAGTACTTAATGCTATATCATTTTTAAAAGGCATATCTTTACAAGTCTCCTTATCCATAGCCCGCATGTTTTCATAAACATTAGCAGCCATACCTAAATTACTTGTATTATAATCTGGAGTAAATACAGGGACAGGCGCTTCTGGACACAAACGATTAGCTTTGCCATAGCAAAACTCGTCTTTGCAAGTCTCACCTATAACTAAAAACTTCATTTCTGTGATGATCCTTTTTCTACTCTGTAAGAGTCCTCATTGAAATGTTGAGTGCTTACTTCAAAAACATCAGAATCTTCTAATGCTGTGAGCTTATGAGGAATGCAAGGTTTTAAATGAACAGTATCACCTTCCACTAATTCTTTTTCAAGGCGTTCAGAAGTTTCTAGATTGAAATATTCTAACTTAAGCTTGCCTCTAGTAACGCACCAAGTTTCCTCTTTCTGGATGTGATAATGCATTGAGAAAGAAGAGTCTTTTTTAAAGCGCAAAATTTTACCACAATATTTATAATTGTTGGTAATCCAAAGCTCTTCTCCCCAACCCTTGGGGTGAACTTCTAATCGACTAAAAATAGGCTGCATACTCATTAAGAGTATTATATCCTGCTAAATTAATTATTCAAGGATTATTCCCCTTTATCTTTCGCTTTGCCTATGTTAATAGCAGCCCAATCTATAAGGCCATAAATTTTAGCCCAAAGAGTACCCTTTTTTGGAGTAGGGGTTGCTGCTGTAATTGCAGATGCGAGAGCGATTGCGGCGGTAAGAACACCGAACCAAGGATTGTCTTCAATTAATTTAAGAATTACGTCCATAATATATTATAGGTTATATCATATATTACACAAAGAAAAATAAGAGGGAATTATTTCTCAAGAGTGATTAATTTAGGAGCAATCTCTTCCAACTCCTCACAAATTCTTATGATTTCTGCGCCAGTCATATTTTCTGATAAATTTTTTAACTTTGTCACTTCCCAGCAAAACCTATTGTAAATTGGACCTTGGGCATATTTTCTATCTGTTTCGTTGTCATAGATAAAAGTATCAAAAACTTCATACCTAGTAGGATCTATACACTTTTCTATCGGATCAAAGATAGAGTTACCTACTACAAAATTAAATATTTCATTTCTATTAACTTTTATAGGCGTATCCTTCATTTAAAAAAGAAATAACGTAAAAAGAAAATAAAGCAACAAAATATTAAAGAATTCTTATCCTGCTTCTTATTTTAGAAACATGGCGCTTCTTTTCTAAAACAGATCCGCCTTCTCTACTTCCTGCACCGTTAGTATTACCTTCTATAGTGGTTACATAACCCTTTGAATCTATATCTTTTACAGCAATACCTATATGAGAAAAGGTAAATACAACAATATCTCCAGCTTTAATAGCTTCATTAGTTGGCTTGCGGAGATCTACGCCATTTGCAACTTGCTGTTTTGCCCAGTTCTCAAAATCCCATGCTCCAGCAGTTCTAGGTCTTTTAAATTTTACATCCTCTCCTTCAATAGCTTCTCTTACTAACCAGCAAATAAAAGCAGCGCACCAAGGCCAACCTTTATCTGGGTCAAGCCAAGTGGCAGCTTTATATTCGTCAACTCTGGGTCCACAATTGCTTCCATCAACTTCTGATACACCTATCTCCTCACGAGCTAGTAAAACCATTTTTTGAGGTACGTCTTTACCATTCATATTATCTTTCTTTGTTGATAATTCAGACAAAATAGCATTCCAAGTTACAGGTCCATCTGCCCCATCAGCGGAAACACCAATAAGTTTTTGAACAGCTTTTACTACTTCTTTTTTGCCTTTAAAATTCATCTTATCTACATTTTCTGCTAAATGATGCACTTACAGACATCACTACGCATAACGCCATTAACAAGCAAATAAAATCAGAAAATCTTTCAATTTTTCCGTTTAACACTTCTGATTGTTCTTCATTATAATACATTTTTGTATCCATGATATTATTTATAGCTTCAATAGTAGGATCAGTCATATCATACATTCTAGGTATAGACGCTTTTATCATTTCTACATCGCCTTTCTCAGCCCATTTAATTAATTCATTAACGTATACGCTTATTTTCTCTTCTTGAGCAAAAACAAAATCAGCATACTCTTGCTCTTTAGGAGTAATGTCTTTTTTATAACCTTCTAGATACTCATCTTTATAGCCGCTCTCCTCTTTTAAAACATCTATCATCTCTGCTGGAGTCATCATTCCATGAGATGTTTTAACTACGGAATCAACTATAATTACACCATACCAATCAAAGCACATTCCTATTTCCATAATAGAGGACTCTGATTGTCTGGCGTTTTCTTTTAGTGTATTTTGTATATCTTTGTTTAATTCAAACCCTTTGATACCAAAGAGTAGACAAATTATTGAAAGACAGTAAACTATAATTTTGGGTCTCATTTTTTAAGAAATTTTTCTGGATTTTTTTCAAATCTTTGAGCTAGCCTAACAATGCCTCCTATAACTTCTGGACTAACTACGCCTATTATACCATAAGTTATGGCTTTTGTAAGGGATGATACATCAGTTTGTTCTAAGATAAACCAAGCCACGCCTGATGCTAAAGCGGCAGTAAGAATTCTTTTAAATTGTTGTTTTATAGACAATTCATTATTTCCAGACAAAAGTCTAGCAAACATGGCGGCAGCTCCAATCAAAGGGACAAGCCATCCACCCTGAAGGAATTCTTTTAACAAGGATTTTTCTGGTTCCATTGAAAGTACTTACACAAAAAAAGCCCTCCTCGCGGAGAGCTTTTTAATTTTGTTTTTAAAACTAATTTAAAATTAATTTTAATTAGAATTTGTATCCTATTCCTGCGCCAATAATCCACTCGTCTTCTACTTCAAAAGAAGATTCATCAAAGTCATTATTATTGTAAGATGCTTTTAAGGATGCAGATATTTGATCTGTAACAGGATAACTTGCTTTGAGACCAGCCTCAATAGCAGTGTATTCGTCTACAAGATTCAAAGTAACAAATGGAGTTACTGTAAGATCTGAAATAGGGGTCTCAACAGAGGTAGAAGCTCCAATTTCAACACCATACCAATCGTTATCAAAATCATGCCAAACGGCTAATTCTGCATCTACGATAGAATACTTGTAAAGTAAACCTACTGCAATTTCATCTCTGTCTCCAAAAGTGGAGTCAAATCCTGAAAAACTTGCTTTTGCTCCTAGTTTCTGACCAAATAACTCAATACCTCTTGTATAAGAGATAGAGTAATCTGAATCTTCAGAATCTCCATCAATATCATACAAGCCGACACCAAAAGAAAGGTCTCCACCGTTTACGGGAGCTGTTAAATTAAGAGAATAACCGAAAGCGTCTTCTCTGACTGCCAAACCTCTACTTGTTTCAAAATTAGAGGCTGAAAAGCCAACTCCTACAGAAGAATCTGCTAGAGTTGTGCCAAATGCTGCGCCACCAAAGATAGCGCCCAATAGTAGTGTAAGAATAAATTTCTTCATAATATTAACTTTATATTACAATTTTGTAATGGTCAAGGGAAATATTTTATTCCTCAACAACTCCTTCTTCTACATCCTCTACAGGTGCAATAGAAGGTTCTGCAAACTGAGGTTGTTCAATTTCCTGAGAAATTTTCTTAGCTAGTACGGTTGCAGCTTCAGCAACGTTGAGACCACCAGCTTTTACTGCGATGTCTAAAAGTTGTGTGAGAACCTGCAATTCCTGATCAGTGAATTCAATAGTTTTCATATATATTTATATTATTCACTAAATAATATTTATCAACTTTTTTTTAAAGAGTTGGAACATCAGGCCAGACGACAGAATTTTTTAAATTTGATATTTCTGTTGGAGTTAATCCTGCTAAAGAATTAGTAGGCACTGTCATTTCTTCTCCATCAAATTCTATGGTTTGTTCTGTTATCCTTGGATATGGATTATCAATACATAAAGCCCATTTGCCCGCTTTAGTTTGTTTCACTGTCCACCAATATTTTGTAGTGCCAGAACAAGATCTTGCTTGTGCTTCTTGTGCGCTCCTGTTTTGAGCTTCTTGTTTTGTATTAAAAAGTAAATATTTCATATATTAATAAATACTAAATCTTTCATTTATACTATCCTGTATAGCTTCCCTATTTACAGATGCACTTTGACCTGAATAAATAAGAAACTCGCCAATTTTACCGTTGAAATGTAAGCTGTCTCCTAGTCCTCCAACTCCGACAAGTGCAGTTCCTCCAACTATATTTTCTAAAGTACCATTACTCCCTACTTGAGAATTATTTAAAAAAGCTTTATATGAACCTTGGGTTTGGTCTGCGACCATGCTAACTAAATTTAAATTTGTGTTAGCAGAGGTAGAAGGAGCGGAACCAGCGCCATAATTAAAACTAAAATTACTGCTGCTAATGAAGGGAGAATACCATCTTTTATTAGAGTCTGCGAAGCTCCCTAGAGTAGAAATCATTTGAGTCCCTGCTATTGTGTCAGCTTGGAAAACTGTGTAAGAAGATAAACCACTTATATTTAAAGTACTAGAAAACCCAGTATTTAATGTCATGTGCTGATTGCTTCCGTCAAAATTTAAAGCTGTATTTCCACTTGAATCTGTCACTAAAGAGCCGCCATTAACAACCGTAGGTTGATCAGCCGCCGTTTCTTGTATGAGGTTGTTTCGCTCTGACCCTGTATGAGACTGATCATACCAATCTGTGACATATCCGCTAGCTTGGCCTACAAAAGCCCCTAAAGTAGAATATACAGGCTCCGCACTTACAACATAATTTTGCGGTCCGTATTGCAATGCTGCACCTACCGACCTCCACTCTTTTTCGTAAACATAAAAAGATTCAGAAATATCATTTTCGCCGCCATCTTCGCTCCGCTGAGTGCTTACTACCCAAACACTAAAAAAACCAAAAAATTGAACTCCCCAAGGATAAACTAGCACATCTCCATTAGGGGCGTTTGATACATTTAAAGCAAAGCTTGTAGCGTCAGGACTGTTTCCTAATTCCCAAGCAGGGAACGCCTCATATGCATCCATGTAACCAGATAGATCCTCAAACCAAGCATCTTTAACGTAGGTTATTTTATATTCTCTTCCTGATATATTAGATTGAAAACTTTTAACTTCATACG